AGCCGTCATTATTCTCTAGCACCGGATGAAGCGATTCAGACTGATATTTATAGGGCATCTCACGGCTGTATTTGTGAAATTCTCCCTATGAACTTCATGGTAGCCATCCTAACGAATTGCAAAGTTCGTTGAGCATTACCTTTTGGGGTAATGGGAGAGAGTGTGCGGAAAGTGTCACCATGGGACCATGGCAATATGGTTCATCTCAGATACGCATTTTGGGCATAAAAACATCATCCGATATTGCAATCGTCCCTTTAAAGACATTGAGGAGCAGACCGAGGAAATTGTTAAAAATTGGAACGCGGTGGTTTCAGCCAGGGACCACGTGTTTCACCTAGGGGATGTGGGATACGGATCTCCTCAATATTTATATCGAGTGCTAGAGCGGCTTAATGGAAAGATTTATCTGATTAAGGGGAATCACGATTCTGCCGTTATTAGGAACCCGGCATCTCAGCGATTTGAGTGGATCAGGGATACTCATCTCTTTAAGGCTCAAGTGACAGGAAAGACTTACAGGTTATTCCTATCGCACTACCCACACCGAAGTTGGCCTGAATCAAACCGGGGATCATTTCATCTTTTTGGGCATACCCACGGCAACATGGCTCCCTACGGACTATCATTTGACGTAGGAGTAGACAGTAACAACTATAAGCCACTAAGCCTTGAACAAGTGGCCGAACGGATGTCACACATGGCTATTGAGTTAGACTATGCTCAGAGGAAGCCCAACTCCTAACTAAACTACCCAACCTCTTGGGTGATGTCGGTCTCTGGTATGAAGTCAATCTGCTCTTTACCGGCAAATGCAATCTGGCTAAGCGGCACAGTTGCAAACGCTTTGAGTGGGGTATTAGCGTACATATTGTAGTACCCCTCCTGAACCATACCAGCGTTTCGGTCTCCGTAGGCCGAGGTAGGCCGATAGTCAATCTTCCACGCTTCCCAGTCGTTCCACGTTGGTCCAAGAGATAGCGAAGTCGAATCAAAAGATGAATCTTCCTCAAAAATCTCAACAATTGTTTCCGCCTCTGGGAGCATGGTCCCACTAAGAGTAAGCCCCTCTCCGGTTTGTTCATGTACTACATCGAGCTCGTTGTAAATCTCCACTGCCGTAGCAACTGAACGGTCGAGCGATTCCGGGATATCACAAGACGCATCAAGAACGGACTCCGTCGATACCTCGGAGAAAAAGATAAACCCTGCGGGATGAACGAGCTTCTGAACTATGGTTTCATACTTATCCCGACTCTCTTGGGATTTAACAACATAGCTATATTGCTGATAGTAATACCCATCCTGAATCCGCTTTCCGCTCGAAAACATTCCATCAGAGTTTAAAAAGTATCCAGGATACTTCGCTGTGACATCAAATTCGACAACTGCAGAGGCTCCCTCTGTCACTCCCTCGTAGTCCACGAACGTGACCGTTGTGCTTTCTGGGCGATAGCCTGCGCCAAATTGGTATATCTGTATTGCCTCTACCTCACCAAAGGTTCCAACCGACGATATACGGGCCTTGCAGTTAAAGCCATCACCAACGATGTGAACCTCCTGCCCAACTTCGTATCCCTTACCCTTCTTGAGGATTTTAACCTTTGATACTAAAGGAATAGCCCGCAGCTTACATGTCTCGGATTCATCCTTGATTGTCTCATCAGGCTGAAACTTTCCGACAATCGATGAGCGATTGAGAAATAACTCGTAGGTAGAAATGCTGCCATCCTGGACGAACAGGATCTTCTCGACAAAAGCGCTTGATTTGCTTGAAGCTCCAATTATGCGGTTACCTATTAGCTTTGTCGGGTCCCCCTCCATCCGAACACACTTGATTGTTTTGTCCTGTACCCATTTGGCATCCGAAAACCGCAGAATGTCGACTCTGGGGTAATAGAACTCAACATCCTGTCCAAAGAACACACGGAACAAAAACTTGAAAGACTTCTCTGACCCCTTCGCCAGATAGAAATTCCTAATATTCTTAATCAACGACGCTGGGGAAAGTGCCGTGTTTCGGGGAAACGATGGTGCATACTCTCGAAAAAAGTACTCAAGAAGTTCAGTCGTAGTTGTGTCAACGTCCTGAACGGTCAGAAGCCTTCTTAGGAAATGTAAAGGGCCTTCGGCTTTTTCGGTAAACCGGTAGTACTCCCTCATAAAGTTTAGGAACTCCCGATGTTCATCCTGAATGAACGATGGGACCTGAAATTCAATTTGAGGGTGTACTTCCCGTACCGCGCTGGTCGTATAGAATGACGGGACACCAAACTTTTGTTGTTTGTTGGTTATTGAACGTCCGCCCAAATTGATGTGACCAACAGCAGGCGTGCTGACGAAAGCCTGGTTTACAATACTTGGAGCACCTACATAGAGTGTACCTTGCCGTACAGTCGGATTTCCGACTTTTGCTGCATTTGCCAGACTGGGGGTAAAGATATTCGACATGAGGAGGTCTCTTAATTACCCGTTATTTATTAGTGCCAAAACCGGGTAACGTCTCGATAGCAAAAGAGACCGCACTATCCTTCCCATGCCTGAGGGTCGATCTTTTGTCGGTTGGCCTTATACTCCGCCGCCAAATGTTCCATTCGGTCCTTTATTTGGTCAGGGCTACTCAGCTTTTGAATCTCTTTGATGTGGTCGATCAACCAGCTTATAGAAACCTCAGACTCAGGAAAGGTGACAACTGTCGATAAAGAAGCGACTCGGCGCGACTTTTGGTAAACCCCGTTAATTCCCCAACCTGCTGTTCGCATAAACACGTTTCGATAAAGGGTCAGCTTCATACCATCGGCATGAGGCAGAGGAATAAAAAGCCAATCATCTCTAAACTCAGCATGAAGCTCCTTTTGGAATGAGAGGATGGCGTCCTTCTTTGCAAACTTTGACGGCTTACCGTCTTTCTTTTTCCCAAGCTTTTTAGCCGGGAACAATGCCTCGGGATTAGTGAGTACGCTGAAATCATGCTCAAACCTATAATTCTGCTGTGCAAGCTTAATCTTCCGCCGGTTATGGAGAATGGAAGTTGCGACATACATGTTTATGCCGAAGGCTCCATGGGAAAGTCCGTGGTTGTGTCTTTCTACTGCGCTCACGTTGATGCGCAAGTCAAGGACAGTGCTGCGCGTATGATTCGCAAACTCAGCACTTAAAGAGGCATAGGTGTCCTCAACGTTTTCCTTTATTTGAACTGAAAACTCTTGGCCGAAGATAGCTTTGAAGTGATTGGTAAATGCGTGGATGTTCAGCACCTGCTTAACCTTTCCAAGAGCGGACACAAGGAAAATTCGGTCCTGCTCTCGGCTCCTGTGATACTGAGCCATTCTATCCTCAGGGCTTACGTGAGTTCCGCCCAAAATGTTGCTCAACTTGTCGTAGGCAACATTGATCTTCTTCATGATGGAGACGTCACCGCCCTTGTCTGGGTGATGAAGGATAGCCATCTTTTTATATGCGGCTTTGAGCTCGTCTGCCGTATAGCTCCCAGTAAGGCCCAGAAGATGCTGAGCATCTTGTACAGTCATTTGGCTTTCGTTAAGGTACTCTTGAAAAGTCTTCATGCTAACGCCCCTTCAACTACAAGGGTCCTATCGTCCGGCTTCAAACAAAGCTTAACATTTTTAGCTGAAATTTTTCAAGATTGCTTAACTAAGCAGTTTCATTGAGCATATCGATAGCGTCTACGTAGACTCGAATGTCACCTGGCTCTAGCAGCAAAATCGATTCTCTCGGGGTATAAATGTCCTGATACAGCGGCTTTGCGACGATCTCGATGAAGTCTTGGCCTAGGATGCCCTGGACGTCCAGCGCATCTATGACGACCGTACCGGTGTCGTAATCAACAGACCCGATGCCCGGCTGAATGACGACCTTTTTGCTGTCAACGATACGGTACAAGTAGAGGGAACCCTGACCGTTATCTCCGATATACGTGGTCACTCCGCGATATACGTAGCCGGTTGAGGTTATAGCGCTTTCGCTGTTTGCGCTATCTCCCCTGTCGAGCTTGTTGTGGAATTTAAGCTCAAACCGGCTTGGGCTGTTGAACGCTGGGTAGATCCGTTTTTTGAGCTCTATTCGCGTGAGGTTTCCAGTTATCGATCGATCAACTGAATCAATAGTAGCCACTAGCTTTGAGAACGAGAAATCAGCATCAAAGCCGTTAAGCACTTTGATTTTGTAGCTCACTATCTCATCATAGACGGCCTTCTTGATGTCAGTAGCCTTGAGAGTTGTCGTCTTTCCCTTAAACTTAACTAAAGATGTGGTTACCATGTAGAGATAGTCTGGATCTACTACCTTTACCTCGACGGCAATTACATTCCTTTCCCGAAGAAGCCTATTTGTAATTGATGCCTTTTGGTCTGCAGACAGTCGACTTCCTGTCTTTGGCTTAATAGCGGCGTAAACCTTGCCGAAGTCTGGGGGGATGGTCTCCTCTCCCCCCCATACCCTCACAAATTCAACGTTTGGGTTGTCTTTGCGAATGATTGCCTCGTAATCGTTCTTAGTTACTGCGCGGTCTTGTGCTTCATAGAGAAGAGGAGCGAGGAACTTAATTGAGTCATTTGACTCCCTTTCGCTTCCTCCGGTTGCCGGATCAAGGGTAGTAATCTTGACTCCATTGTAACCGGTTGCCTTTTCTGCCCTAGAGAATGTTTTGATTCCGTTAGCCTCTAAGCCACTTGTGACAACGTATTCAACAATGACAATATTACCGGTCTGTGGTTGCACCCCAAGAATTTCCTCTCCAAAATACACCTCATAGAGACCGTTTTGATTTTCTTGAATAAAGTATACAAGAGAATCTTGATTGAGGACGTTTATGTTGGTTGCGGGCGAGAAGACTTTGATAGCAGATGATGCCGCCGAATCCTTTACCTTTACCGAAAGAGTCGTAATGTCGACGTTCTTGTTTGGGATTTCAAATCGTTGCTTTGTGGGTGAATTTCTATCCACCACAAACTGCACTTTGAGTCGCTTACCTTCAATTAGGACAACGTCCTCAACGTAGCTTCCACTGGCATCCGCCTCGATTATATATGAACGGTCTGGGCTAAAAACGTAAGACTTCCCGTCGAGGTACGATGTAAACTCGTCAGTTTGATTTAAACGTACAAACGGTGGATTTGGGTCAAGCGGACCTTTAGTTGTGTCGATTTCAAGTCGGATTTTTGCTCGTGCGCATTTGGCAGAAGACGGGATGTATCCGACCGTCTTTGCTCTTGAGGTAACACTAGACCTGAGTTGTGCCGAGTCCAGGAACATCTCAGCGCCTACCATATTTAAGTAGAACGCATTGTATGAAGTATTGTATGCCAGAAGAGAGAGAATCTGTTGGATTCCGCTAGCTTCGAAATCAAAGTCTTGAAACTCCTTAAGAGTTTTCAAGTGCTGCTTAAGCGACTCTTTAATCTGGAGGTAATCGAGGTTTTTGAAATTGGTCGCCATGACGGTTATTTATCGGACTCTTTCCATAAATGTTGTAACGGTCTCAAGCACCGAGAGCGAATCGACAACGAACGATAGGTACACCTCATATCCGTTGCGATCCGGGCTACCTGTAACCTTTAGGTCAACGACGGTAACTCTCGGTTCATATCGAGAGATGGCACCTCTTATTTGCATCGTGATGGACTGCTCTGTAAGAGGGTTGATGTCTTCGAAAAGTAGCTGCCGAAGGTTTGCCCCAATATCAGGCTCGAACGGTCGATCGTACTTACCCATGTAGAGGAGGTTTCTCAGGGAGCGCTTGACTGCCTCTACGTCACGAAGGACAGAAATATCCCCGGTCACTGGATGCGGAACGAATGTTAGGTCAATATCTGTGTACTTCTTGGTTGTGGTTGGCATGTTGTCTATTTATGCCTTAGCCACACGAGGGGCTTTGATATCACCGCTCTTCCTTTGGTGAGGCCTCATCTTTACCCTCATAGTACTGGCGGTACTCTTCTAGGGTCTGCCGTTGCATAGCCATATAATGAAGAATGTCGGTCATGTTCAATGATAGATTCTTGTACCCCGCTTCCGTAAGAGCAAAGAAGACTATAACTTTTCCACTTTCGTCTTCCACTGGGACTACCACCCATTTCACTGGTTTTAGTGTCAGAGGCTGTGGATCTGGTAGAGCTAAGGGCTCTCTTGGCTGAACCGTAGTAACGCAACCAGACAGTCCCACAAGGATTGCTAAAAAGATTTTTTTAACCGGCATCATATTAACAACCTCCCCCCCGAGTTACCGACTCGAAGCACTTAAACACCTTCTCCGTTCCATTATTAACTGCTTTTTCAACCATCCTAGGATGTCGGCGAGCAATCTTGGACAAGTCATGTTTGATGAGCTTTTCAGCAAGCTCTCGGCGCTGCTTTTCAAGCTCCTGGGATTTCTTTGAGAGGTCGTCTCTAGCCGAAGAGATATCTTCAACGTCTCTCTTTAACTGAGCAACGTGCGCTTGAGCCTCAGCCAAATCGCGCTTTGTAGCAGCTAGTTCATTTCGAAGATTGAAAAAGCCGATAACAAAGTAGAGTACAGTGATGGTTGCTAACGCAATAACAATGGCTTTGATATTGGTTACTATAAAAACGTATGCGTTGGTCGAGTACCCAATAAGCTTAAGTAACGTTTCAATCATGATCCTTTCCTTACTAACGGAGGTAGGAACGAACTGTCCAATATCCCGAGTCAATCTTGCGGGCTCCTTCCGGGAGCCTGGACGTAACGAAGATTGATGCCGGAACTACGATCCTCTCATTTTCCTCAGTAATTGTGACACGCACGGTCTGTACGCTCACATTACCATTTGGAAAGGCGAACTCTTTCAATTCATCGATTAGTTGGTAACTGTAGGTAGTCCAAATTTGCCCCCGCACAACGTCAGTGCCACGTGAGATAAATCCAGCATCTCCCCCAACGTCATAAAGGCTGCCGGTCGTCGAGCACTGAGCCTCACCAGCAAGAATCTCAAATCCATGATAAGGGCCGTCCCCTGGCAAGAGCGTTACTTTGAGATTGTTGAAAACAAAAAGGACTCGGTTTGACATCTTACAAGCCTATTAACTGCTTGTATTTATCCGACCGAGACCGGGCACTATTCCCGAGTTAATGGGGAATCAACATCACCATTTTCAACAATTTTCACCTGCTCATAGGGACCAACATGATGTCGGTACATTTCAAGTTTAGCGCACTCAAGGATGCCGGTTATTTCATTGAAGTCCGTGTAGTTTGGAAGCCTGTCCCCGTAAACCTCCAATATCAGCCGCGAAATGATGTAATTGATCTGTCCGGCTGGGGACTTTCGCTCCTCTGAAATGAATCGCTTTACTTCCCCTGCCAAGGCACCAACTTTAGCGTCGTATCGTTCTCTGTCGTTTTGTGGAATGTACGGCATAAACACCTCTAATAATGGGTACAGAATACCCAGTATTAGAGAGCGCCGGACATTACCCTGTAGAGATTAACGTTCTGTCTCGTAGCGATTCAGGCCGCGAGCAAAGGCGTGAAAAAGGTCGGCCAGGTCCTTATGTTCCTTGACCTTGGCACTCTGAGCCTTAACTCTGGGATGGTCTTCACCATGAACTTTAAACATCTCACGAAGCTTATCCTCGCCGTTAAGGGCCATCTGAACATGCTTTTCATGGGCTTTGAGGGCTGAGACCTTCAGGTGTTCAACTTCAAAATCATCGCCTACCTTATGAGCTGCCTTAAAGCCCTGAGCATATGCCGGGTGGTCCTGGGCAGACCCTTCCCCAAACCAAATGCCAACTACCGGGCGAGGTGCTGAGACCCCTTGAGACTCAGTAAGGTGCTGTTTGTTATATGCTTTTCGCCGAGCAGCTTTCAGCGGAAGGCGCCCTGCTTTGGAAAGTCCCGAAAGGATTCCGTCGTGGACACCCTGAAGCTTAGATATTTGCGTTTGGTGCCGCTTAGCTTGTGCGCTGTTTCCGCGTTTCAATGCTGCGGAAAGGCTTGCGGTATGTTGGGTAATCATCTCCCTTGCTGCGGATAAGCTATTATCAACAGCGTGATGAGAGGACGCCCCCTTCTTCAAATGGACAGATGTCTCAGTTTCCCAAGTACGAAAGTTTGCTGTATATGGGTCGTTTACCGACTCGCTTACGGAGGTAGCCATAGGTGACTGCCATCCTTGAATTAGTTCATGAGTTTGGGGTTATAGCGTCGGACTCCGAACTTCTCATCGTCGGTAAGACCAGCAGAGTGGACGTCTTCTACCCCAGCGGCTTGGAAAAAGCGTTGACGGTCAAAACGAGGATTAGACTTGCTGAAAACGTCAGCATGGTGCTGTGCCATCTCAGCTCGTTTCTTAGTGTCAGATATTGCCTTAATTGAATCAGCGGCAAGTTGAAAGTGTTTACGGGTAAGGCGACCCTCGGCCAGAAGCTCTTCGTTCTGCTCCTTCACAAGAACACCAGTTTTAATCAGAAGTTCCACGTATTCTCGAATCTGCTTCTCGTATTGAGCATCGAGAATATCTTTAGCTTCTTTAACGAAATCCATCAGGTCTTCGTTCTTGATGTTCTGGACAAACTTTCGAGTCATATATGCCGTCAAATATTATTAACTTCCGTTAGCCGAATCTATTTATTCGCTCTTCACGCCCTCTCTCTCAAGAATTGCCAAAGCTTCATCCAAATCCATAAAAGAGGAGATATCAAATTGATCCCGTTCACCTCGTACTAGCACCTCTCCCTTACACCGAAGCTCAAGGCGGCCCTGGCGGAAATGGATCTCAATTTGTTTTTTGTTTGAAAGACGTCCAACCCAGGACGATGGACAACTAAAGGAGGTCTGAGTGAGGCTTGCCTTTACAATCTTCATATCACCGCTTCGCTTGATTTTCCTTGTACAACTATTTAGGACTCAACATCGGCAAACCAACGCTATCAGAACTATCAGTAAGGCGAGCATTACCTTATATTGCTTCGTGACGAGCTCCTGACTCAATAATGAGGTACTGTGTTGTTCCAATCTGTAAAATCAGTGGGGTTGGATACTTGGAACCGGGCTTCTTAAACCTCCAGTGGTCTCGCCCTCCATTGCCGTTACCGGAGTATCGACCAGCTTCGATGAATCGTCCCTTCTTGTGCACGGGCCGCTTTACCTTCCAGGTCGTAATTGACCCGCCCTTGCTCTTATATACAAGGGTTGCGTCCTCTAGCTGTCCCGTTGGGAGAGCCTCATACAGCTTTGCCTTCTGCCCTAGGGCGTGAGAAAGAACTACCAGCTTACCGTCGGAGTCTGCCGTAGGTTTATACAGGTCTTGGGCTCGTTTAGTTCCTTCGACCACGGAATCCCCGTTGAAGATATACCCTTCCTTTGGTGTGAAACTTGTAACTAAGTCGCTTTTGTTATCGGCGTCATTTTCCTCAAAGTCTACGGAGGGAGCTGGTATAACAGGAATCGGAACCACTACGCCTATACCGGCGGCAATTTCTGTAAGTTCAGAATAATGGGCGCGGATGAAGTTTCCGGTTGTGAATGGGCTATCAAAAAACGTGAGAGGACCTTCAGTTAATACGACCCTTCCCGCTTTGAGCACGTTACCGCCTCTAGCCTCAATCTTTGTATCGTTACCCTCAATTTGAACATCACCTTTGGCTTTTACCTTAATCTCTCCCTCAACAGCTACATTAAGGTCCCCTTTGATAAGGATGCGCACATCGCCATCGACTACGGTATATGCGTTCTTTGCAATTTTCGTGTTGGCATTGCCTCCGACTTTGACGTTTAAATCGCTTCCTGAGTCCTGATTCATCGCTCCGCCAGACTCCAGAGTAACCTCCTGTATGCCGAGGGCTCGTAAAGTCTCCTTAGCGGTAATGTTGACGCTCTTCTCTGAAACGTAACTTGAGTTACCCAGTGCCAAGTCAAACCGGTCATTTACCGCTTTGTCGACCTGCTTTCCATCGGGGTGAATCTCTTTAAATGTTCCGCTTCGATGGAAGAAATGAAGTCTCTCTGCCAGTGGGGTATCATCGTATTCGATTACGTGCCCTGACTCTGACTCGTAAACGTGGTTAAATGGATACTGGGCAGCATAAGGTGTTTCTGGTTCTCCCATCGACTCGCCGTCAGATGCTTTATCGGTCCCTACACCCATGGCGGCATGTGTTGCAGTCGGCGCAGTCAGAGACGCCCCCTTCTTTCTTGCTACAAGGGTTTGATCCGTATTTTCATTCCTCGCTAATCGGCTTGCTACTGATTCTCTGAGTTGATGCTCAAGGGGATATCTTGAAATTGGGACCTGGGGGGTGTCCGCTGGACCTGCGCCGTCAAAGAAATCTCCCTCATCATCGCCTGAGCCAGTAGTTCCGTCTTGGTCAGGGTCTATAAGAAGTGATGCGTCAGATGAATCGTATTTTCCGTCTCCATTGACATCATATGGGAAAGGATTTACCCCGAACTCTTTAGCAAGTTGTCCGGTCGATGTTGACTGAATTGGCAACTTGTCGGGATTTTCATATTTACCAGTGGCAGACTCCCCCGACTCTGATGATTCAGGTGTTGGAGGAGGAATCATCTCTGGGGGACGGGCGACTTTACCGGCAATCAGGTTTTCGTCTGGGGTTGGATCGTTATACCCCTCATTTGGATTTGCTGGCTTCTCGGGAATCCCGGGAATCTTACCCAGGATTATAGGATACTGCTTTGCTTCGCCGTCTCTAAAATACCCAGCAACAAAATCTCCCTCTTTGTATCCAACAACGTTCTTTCCATCATCGGCCGGGAGTAACGGCATCGCCCACGGTAAGCTATCAGTGGGCATCTTTTGCTTGTCGGCATCGTGAAATCCGATTGCTCGAACCCTTACTCTTCCGATGAAAAGTGGGTCGTTTCTGTCCTCTACGACACCCTCAAAGAGAATCAGTTCTTTTCCGCCGAAAAACATAGTGGTTATTTATGCTCAAAAATTCGTTATTAGATATTCAGATACCGAACCGCGCCCCTTTCCCTTGCATGAGATATTCCGAGGAGCCTTCACCTCAATGAAAGTGTATCCCGAGAAAATGTCCTCAGTTTCCTTACACTTGGAATTGGACAAAATTACCTTCATCCCAAGGTCAGTCAGCTTGTCCACCTTTCGGCGCAGTTTACGTTGTTCAGAAAGTCCAAACTGTTTCCAATATCCAGTAAAGCTTGCAGTCTTTGATATTGGTATATAAGGAGGGTCTATGTACGCCAGAACGGAGGCCCCTTCCTTTGCTGTAGGGATGGCCACCTTGTCCAAAAACCTACTCCAGTCTGCACAGTGCAAAGATGCATTGGCGCTTAAAATCGAAGAGACATCTTCAAGGTGCTCATATGGCAAAGTCGGCAGTGACTTATACTTACCAGCCGGAACATTAAATTCACCCTGAGAGTTGTAACGAATCAGTCCGTTGAATCCTCTCTTATTGAGAAAATAAAACATAGCTGCTTGTTCGTGAGGGGGAGAGCGGCGCTCGTTAAACGCCTGTCTTACTTCCAGATACAGCTTAGTCGGGTCGGAATCTTTAAGCGTGTCGACGAGTTTCTGGAAGTTTTCTGATACCGCCCGAGGGTTGATGGATATTTGCCTCCAGAAATTTACAAGATCCGGATTAGCGTCGTTTAATGCCATGTATGGATATCGTCGTCCAATGTTTAATGCGACGGATGCTCCCCCGACAAATGGCTCCACATACAGATCTACACTCCCCCGGGGCAACGCGGTGTCGATTGCGTCAAGTAACGCATATTTACCGCCCGGATATTTGAGGAGAGATCTAGTCCAACCCATTATTCCCCTTCATCCACGGCAGCCGGACTACCTTCGGAATGAACAGTCTGCGCTCCTTGTTCCTCTCCGAGTTCAAGGAGGATTTGGGAAAACAGCTCCCTGTCCTTTGGTGAAACCCTAAAGTCATGATCAAGAGTTGCACTCATATTCATAAGAATATAGCCAAGGGCGTCATGAATGTAGTCGATACAAAGCCTCTTGGCCTCATCTGAGAGGTCTTGTCTTGCTTGAATGTTTTCTCCTCCTGAAGAGGCAAACACTCCAATCACACTTGTAAGCACTGACATGCCAATCATGTAGCCGAATGACTTACCGATCTTTATGAGCCTGTGTCCCTTCTCCAGGCTTGAAAACGTCGTCCCTCGACGTGCCAACACTTTTTGGACCATCGGCGTAGCCATTGCGGAAAACCTCATGCTTTTGTCGCTTGGGTCGTGGATAAACACCTGCAACGTTTTGTCGAGCTTAGCGGCGAGCTCTGCTACGGGACTCTTTCGCACTTCCCTAACAGCCCTTGCCGAAAGCCTTAAAATGAGAGTACCAGCCTCAGAAACCCCTTCAGTCAGAGCTTGCTCAAAAGTCCTTTCCTGAATTTTAGCTATGGTGCCTTGAGTAGTTGTCATCGTCGGTTCTTCCACTTAATCATTTTTAGTCTAGCCGCTTGTCCCTTATGGGAATTTGAAAGGATAAACGCCGATATTTCCCTCACGGTTGCGCCGTTCTTGACCATCTCGTTAATGTCCTTACCTTTGAAGGGACAGTCTGCCCAAATACAAACCGACCGATCCTCACTTAGAGCCTTCTCCATGTTCTTAACGATCTGAGGATTTTCCGGCTCGTTGTCGAATATCAGTATTGAGTTTACGTCGGGAAACGATCTGCAGAACATTCCCAGCTCGGCATGACAGACCGCTACTGCATTAGGGAGGAACAGTGCATCAATTGGCCCTTCGGTCACCAAGACCGGCAGGTTGGGATTCATTCGTTCAAGACCAAAGAAGCACTTTTGATCGTCGCTTTTGGCCGTTGCATACCGAATGGGAGAGCCGTTCATACTCCTACCGGAAATAGCGACGAGCTCCCTTTTGGTGTTGTAAATCGGGATAACTAATCTCTCATCTTCAGGAAATCGCCCGCCCTTACCGGGAAACACCTCTTCTACAAGCTCTCGGTAATTAGCTGTGTAAAAGAGAAGCTTGTGTCGAGAGGAAGGAATTTGCCGGGAGGAGACGTACATTCTGGCTACGTGGTCCTCTGGAAGAGAGAGAATGTTTACCATCCTATCGTAGCTATCTTTCTTGACCGACACTAGCTTAGGGATGAATGTGAACTTATAGCTTGGCTCCTCTTGTACCGATTCCTTTCTCCACTCTGACCAGGTGCCTTCGTCCAGATGCCGGAGCAGGCTGCCGAAGCTTTTTGCCTCTCCGCAGTTCTGACATTTAAAGAAGGTCTTCCCCTGATACACGTAGACGTATCCGCGAGCTTTCCATCTGACTTTCTTTGAATCGCCACACAGTGGACATGAGAAATTGGCCTTGAATTGCTCAAGCTCTTTGAAATTTCGCAGACGATGCGAAACCAAATTCAGGAATTTGAAATCCGTGTGTACACCCACGAGCATATAGTACATGCCGTGATCTATAGCCGGGCATTACCCAACCCTGCTTTGTCAAAAGGTAATGTTCTCCGCCTTTGCCGATTAGCTAACCTCTTGAAATTATATCACCCAAACAAATTGTTTGAAGGCGGACCACTGACCATGATACAATTGACACATTGGTTGTTTTTAGCGGGGTTGTATGGCTGTAAAAACTGACATCTACGAAATCATTACTGAGCGTATTATTTCCCGCATTGAGAGTGAGGGTACGTTACCTTGGCAACAACCGTGGGGGAACTATCAAGGTGTCTCGGGCCAGCCTCAGAACTTTGTGACTAAAAAGCCATACCGGGGATGTAACGTCTGGATTCTTGCCGCTGCAAACTATCGCTCGCCCTATTGGTTAACTTTCAAACAGGCTCAATCTTTGGGAGGGACCGTCAAGAAAGGCGAAAAGGGCGTCCCAGTGATCTATTGGCAGTGGATAGAGAAAAAGGACAAAGAGGGAGAGAGAATCCCCCTCCTTCGATATTTTACAGTATTTAACGTAGAACAGTGCGAGGGATTCGAGGTTCCACAGCTTGAGGAAGCTCCTGTTAACACCGACCAGGGCTTTGAGTCTGCAGAGAGAGTCATTGAGAACATGAAGAATCGACCGAAAATAAGATTTAACGGTCATTCTGCCTACTACTCTCCTTCGGAAGACCTTGTCGTAATACCGAGTAAGTCCGACTTCACTTCGACAGCTGAGTTCTACAATACGACTTTCCATGAGCTTATCCATTCGACCGGCCACTCTAGCCGATGTGCCAGGATGAAGACTCTTCAAGACTGGAATAGGTATGGCTCAGACCCATACGCTAAAGAAGAGCTCGTCGCGGAGATGGGGGCGAGCTTCCTCTGTGGAGTCGCTGGGATTGAGTCAAAGGTCGAGGATAACAGCGTAGCCTACCTTCAGGGGTGGATTAGCCGTCTTAAAGGGGACAAGAAGCTCCTTATACAGGCGGCAGCACAGGCCCAGAGAGCAGCGGACTACGTGCTTGGGACAACCGATAACAACGAACAGGAGGGATAATGTGGTTTTGTTTTAATGATGGATTCATCAGTGCAGTGCAGCATCGAGACGAGCCGGATATGCTTGTAGTAAGAGCGAGACGCAGGGATATCCTGGGTAACCTCTTTCCCGAGCACAAGGTAATTGTCGGTGGGTCTACCGACTACAATTACCGGGTCTTCATTGGAAAAAAGGACTTTAGCGCAGTTGTGGCAAAGCGTATCCAGGCCATCGACTACTCCAATTTCAAGAACAGCGTAGAAGACGACGACCTACACGCTCTGTATGCTGACTTCTGGCAGCTACACTACGCATATCAAAGGTGACCTAACCCGCTCGACCTATCGGTCCTTAAGGTCCATTAGAATCTGCTTAGGGTCCTCAGGCTCATTTGGCACAACGTGTGCGTGCCAAACGTGGATGGGCTCCATGTTTGAAAAATGGGAGCCTGGCGGAAGGATTGTCGGCGTTGGATGTACTTTCAGTGTCGTGTGCCTTGGAAGTAAGTACTCATGTTCGTTGCCGACCGCAGAGTGTTCTCCGACGTACAATCCTCTCTGTCCCTTTTTAAGATGAATATGAAGCACGTGGTTGGCGCGGGCATCACCCTCTTCCGAAAGAGGCTTGGAAAACACCACAGCCGTCTTTTTGTTGATAGACGTGGATGTATAGGCTGGGAGGTGAATTTTGTTCTCTGAATTTAGAGCGGCTTTCCGCCCAGGGTGAAACCCCACTCCTGAATAGACGTGGAGGTCGTGTTTAAGTCTGTGGTGTTTTACGGCCTCATCCAAGTGCGGGATGCTGTGCTCCGCTATATTATCCCCAGGGTGAGTCTTTGTGATATGGTGCTGTAGAAGAGCCCTATTAAGACGACTGCTTTCCTCGGTATACTTCTTAACTGCTTTTCGGTGCCCATCTGAAAAATCATGATGCGGTTGTAGTCCAGCCAAGGTTTCATGGACATTGGAGTAGGTTTCTCCTATGTGCGAATTGTCGTTTTGGCTCCTCCATTCGGCGTACTTGACTGCGCGGGCGGCCTGAGCACTCTCATCTACCTTTTTAAGAGGCTTTTTATTGGCTGAAGAGTGGCCGCCGTGGCTATCGACAACGGTGGGGGTGCCTTTATAGGTGGGGGGCCTATCCTGAGCGTGACTTCCGTGCGTATCGACCACAACGGCAGTTCCCCTATAGCGGGTAACCGACTTTTGTCCGCCTAATCCGGCAATAGACTTCAGATATTGAAGAAACGTTTTCATAGCGGGGTACCACAAACTCCCCCACTATTTAGGTGCGTTACTTAACCCCAACCGATGTCTTTTTCTTAGAAGCACCCGTGTCTTTTCGCTTTGGGACTTTGGCCTTGCTGGTTGAATCATTTAACTCGCTCGGTATGACATGGGCGTGCCAGATGTAGGTCTTGTAGTCATTACCGGCGTGCCCTCCTTCAGGAACGACTGAGGGTTTAGGGTGAACCTTGAGTGTTGTATGTCGAGGAAGGATGTACTCGTACTCATTTTGGTCATAATTAGAGTGTTTTCCGACGTAGAGGCCCTTCTGTCCCTTTTTTAGATGGATGTGCAGAACGTGATTAACTGGTTCATGATTGTATTTGTCGGTCGTTCCTTCGATAGCGTGGGAAAAGACAGTAGCAGTCTTTTTGCAAATCGAAGTAGATGTATATGCGGGTAGGTGAAGATTGCCCTTATGACACATTTCACACTTTTCTCCTGGATGAAAGCCTACCCCAGAGTAGACATGAAGATCGTGCTTCAGTTTGTTGTGACCAATAGCCTGGTCTAATTTATGGATGTTGTGTTCATCCACTTTTGGAGGGTCGTCATATCCGGCCTCGTAATGTTTGAGAAGGGTGCGATTAACATGACGACTATAGGTCGTGTACATTTCAACAGCGTCAGAATGATCGCGAATATTGCTTATTGGATATTTCTTATCCAAGTGAGTTTCAATTTCGTCATGATTATTTCCAAGGTGGTGATTGTCGTTATTTAACTCCCATTAAACAAA